AGATTTCAGTTAGACCAAAACGACTTAGTACCTAAGATACTTTACACTTGTAACCCAGCTAAGAATTGGACCTACTCTGAGTTCTACAAACCGCAACAGGACGGGAGCATTGCAAACAATAAAAGGTTCATTAGTTCGTTAATAGATGATAACCCGTTTATATCTAGGCATTACAAGGAAAACCTTTTGACCTTAGATAAAGTGAGTAAGGAGCGTTTGCTATTTGGTAATTGGGAATACCTATCCGACCCCGCACAATTAATTGATTATGATAAAATACTTGATGCTTTTAGTAGCACTTATATTAGGTACGGCGTTAGTTATATTAGCTGCGACGTTGCACGTTTTGGTAGCGATAGTACTGTTATTGGGATTTGGAGTGGACTTCGTGTTAACTTCCATCAGTACAATGGCAAGTCTGTTGTGGAGGTCGCTGAAATTATAAAGAAGTTCCAAGCTGAATACCAAGTCCCTACAAGTAATATAGTAGTAGATAGCGACGGGGTAGGTGGAGGAGTAGCCGACATCCTAAGAGGTTGCAGAAACTTTGTAAACAATAGTTCACCATTAGAGAACCCAGTTACAAGACAAAAGGAAAACTTTGACAATCTTAAGTCACAATGCTATTACAAGTTAGCCGAGTTAATCAATGATAACAAAATCTATATTAACGCAGACGGCAAACAAAAGCAAATGATTATCGAAGAACTTGAACAAATCAAACAAAAGGCGGTTGACAATGACCAAAAGAAAGGAGTAATACCTAAGGATAAAGTAAAGGCTTTGATTGGTCGTTCGCCTGACTTTAGCGATACTTTAGCTATGAGAATGATTTTTGAATATACACCTAAATTTCAAGTTTCGGTTTTTTAGTGTAAAATATACTAACTTTGACTAAATTATACATATATGGGATTACTAGATTTCTTTAGCAAAAAGAAAGTAAATACTTTGTTTCCAAATATACCCTTAGCTTCACAGGTTGCAATTCAACACGGTATCGTTACTTGGCAAGGGCAGAATGCACAAGATTACGTTAAAGACGGCTATCAGTCAAACGATATAGTTTATTCTATTATTAAACTAATTACCGACAAGGCTAAGTTGGCGCCATTTCACGTTTACAAAGTTGTTGACGAAACCGCAGCAAAGCGTTATAAGTCTTTAATGAAGCAACCTGATAAGATTGAGAATTGGAACGAGGTAAAGCAATTACATAAGAAAGCATTTGAACTATACACAGGTGACCAACGCTTGAACGAGTTATTAAAATATCCTAACGGCGAGGACACTTGGGCGGATTTAATTGAGCAATGGTGCGGGTTTAAGTTAATTACGGGTAACTCCTTCATTTATGCTAAAATGATTGAAGGCGGTTTAAACGAGGGCAAACCATTTGAACTATTTGCGTTACCTGCACAGTATATGGCTATCATAGCTAACATTGACGTTTTCCCTCCTGTAAGAGTAGGATACCAGCTTTACTACGGTAAGATGTGGACCTTCGACACTAAGGAAATATTACACGATAAATACTTTAACCCGTATTGGACGGTAACGGGTAACGAACTTTACGGACAATCACCTTTAATGGCTGCGGCTAGAACATTGACAAGATCAAATGAAGCTAAGACGGCTTCGGTTAGTTCGTTCCAAAATGGTGGACCTGCGGGAGTTCTATTTATGAATGACGATAGGTTCGACCCTACAAGTGGTACGCAACAAGCACAAGCGTTAAAGAAAGCAGTAAGCGAGAAAGGCGGTGCGAGTAATTTTAACTCTATTGCGGTAAGTGGGTATAAAGTAGACTGGAAACAAATCGGTCTTAGTCCCGTTGAATTAAATATCATTGAGAGTGAGAAGTGGGATATGAAATCGCTTTGTAATATTTACGGCGTTCCTTCTCAGTTATTAAACGACGCAGAAAATAAAACATACAATAACCAAAGAGAAGGCGAAAAGGCTTTGACATTACGTTGTGCTATCCCTTTGTTAGATGCTATTACGGATAACTTAAACAGAAAGCTACACGGCGATTGGGGTTATAGAGGTACAAACATTTATGTAGGTTATGACATCCAAGTATATCAAGAATTAGAAGCAAATAAGACTGAGCAAGTAGATTGGTTAGACAAGGCGTGGTGGATTAGTCCAGCGCAGAAGATGGAAATTATGGGCATTAAAAACCCTGATTACATCCCTGTTGAAGAATTAGAGAAACTTTACGTTCCTAGCAATCTTCAGCCATTAGACCAATTTCAACCTTTAACAATTAACGAACCAACACCTAAAAAGCCTTAATATGCAATTCGTAGAATTTATAAGCAGACTATTAGATAGCAAAGAACAAGCAATCGTTTGGCATAATCAAACATTAAGTTACGCTGAACATAAAGCGTTAGACTTCTTCCAAGAAGAATTAGCAGAACTTTACGACGGGTTAGTAGAAAGCGTTAGCGGTACTTACGGAAGACCTAAAAACTATTCAGTAGGCACATTGCAGAATTACCAAAATAGCGAAGCCGTACAAGCATACTTCAAAGAGTTGTACGCTTTCATTGAAAAGGAGCGCAAAACAATTTACCAGGATAGTTGGATTCAAAACCAAGTTGACGAAATAGCTGCATTGGTTTCTAAGACGTCTTACCTTTTAACACTTAAGTAATGATTTGGCAAGATTATAGGAAACTCTATATGAATGCCCTAGTTCAATATTCACCTAAATTCAAAAAAGAATTACAAAAACAGGTGGATACATATTGCCGTACCCAAGATTTAAACGCAATTAGCGATATAAGCCTCAAAAAGACGATTAAAAGGCTTCACGTTGCTATGGGTACCAAAATGGCATTAATAGCCGAGAAAGACGTTAAAAAGGCTACTAAGGGGGCATACGTTCCTTTGGAGGTTAAAAGCGCAAAGACTGACCTATTCACTTACGTTATTCTTCAGTACTTAGAAACTAAGGGACTAGACCAATTAGCCGCAGATATTACCGACACTACAAAGGACCAAATAAAAAGATTCTTAATACAATCCCAAGAACAAAATCTAACAATGCCTGAAACAATCGCTTTGTTAAGAATTAGCGGGATAACAAATTACCGTGCTGAACTTATAGCAAGAACGGAAACATCAAGGGCAGCTAATATAGGTTCAATGGTTGGTGCTATGTCAACGGGATTGGTAACGGTTAAAGAATGGATAGCGGCAAAGGATAACCGTACAAGAAGAATGCCAAGGGATGCAAACGATCATTTAGATATGGACGGTGTTAAAATACCAATAGATGCAAAGTTTCAAGTAAACGCAAAAGAGTACATAGACTTTATGTTACACCCTGGCGATTCGACTGCACACGCAGGTAACGTTTGCAACTGTCGCTGCACGTTAGGATATGAAGCGGTACGAGGCACAGATGGTAAATTAAAGACATTACAAAACAATCCCCCAATGGGCGACGCAGGAATGATTTGGAACTTGTTAGCTAACGTTGCGGGAATGGAAATTAGTAAATTAATATCGGAGGCATTATTATAATAAAAAATTAATAACTTTGTTCAAATGAGTACTATGCAATTAAAAAACACGATTGTTGAAAAACAAGACGTAGGCTATAACATAATGGATGTTGACAGTGAGCAACGCCGAGTAAAAGCCGTATGGGCAAGATGTGGTAATATTGATTTAGATAACGATATTATCGTTCCTGAAGCATTTACTAAAACATTAGCAGAAAGAGGACCAAGCGGTAAAAATCTTATTTGGTCTTTGGTTGACCATTGCGCAGATATGAATAACGTAATCGGTAAGCCTGAGCAATTATACGTTGAGAATGATATGTTAATCGCAATCACTCCAATAGTAGAAACTGAAAAGGGCGAAGACATTATTAAGATGTACGAAGCTGGGTTAATTAACCAACACTCTATTGGTTTTAGTACAATCAAATCAAACGTAAACAAAGAAGGAGTAAGAACTATTACTGAATTGAAACTTTACGAAGGTTCAGCGGTATTATGGGGTGCTAACCCTGAAACTCCAACCTTAGGCTTCAAAGGGGAAATGACTATCAAAGACAAGAAGCAAGAATTAAGCAATCGCCTCGAAGGGTTAATTAAAGCGTTCAAAGGTGGAAGATTCACCGACGAAACCTTTAGCCTGATAGAGATTGAAATAAAAAGAATACAGGGCGAGTTAATGGAAATCGAAGTAATTAAAGAAATCACTCAAACCGTTGAAGAAACATTTGAGCCGACTGTTGAAGAAAAGGTGGAAGATAACGAGCAAGTAATCAAGGCAATTAATCAATTTAACAATTTATTTAAAAAGTAAAAATGGAAAATTTAATCAATGAAATGGCTGAGAACGTAAAAGGCATCAAGTCTGACGTTTCCGCTCAAATCGAAGAAGTGAAAACTTCTATCAAAGTTGTTGCTGACGAAATGCAAAAGCAAATCGACGCACAAAACGCTGCTCAAAAGAAAGCAGCTTCTAAGCAAGTTAAGTTTATGGATGAAGCTATTATGGAAAAACTTGACGGCAATATGGACTTAATGGAAAAAGAAATGAAGTCTGGCGGTAAATTCCGTTTAGATTTATCTGACGTTAAGACTATGACTTTATCAGCTTCTTTAACAGGTGATGCTCAAGCATCTTACGCTCCTAACGCTGCTATCTTGCCAAGCCAAGCGGTAAACTTCCGTGACATTATCCCTACAGTTAGAAGCACTAGCGGTCTTTATGTATTCTACAAAGAAACTGCTACTACCAATAACATTGGTGCGCAAACTGAAGGTTCTAACAAAGGAGAAAATAACTACGCATTAAGTGAAGTTAAAGTTGTTAACGACTACATCGCTGGTTTCTCTACTTTCTCTAAGCAAATGGCTAAATCTTTACCTTTCTTGAGTACAACTTTACCAAGAATGTTGACTAGAGATTTCTACAAAGCTGAGAACAGTGCTTTCTACACAACTGTAAGCGGTGCTGCAACAGGTTCTACTACAACTGCGGAAACTTCTGATTTGAAGCAATTAGTAGACTATATCGGTAACCAAAAGGCTGCTAACTATGTAGCTTCTGTTGCTGTTGTAAGTCCAACACAAATGGGTCGTTTATTGAAAGATACAATCAGTAGCGGTTATTACGCTGGATCAGGTTCAGTAATCGTTAACCCTAACGGTGGTATCACTATTTGGGGAGTACCTGTAATCGCTGCTTCTTGGGTAGCTGACGACAAGGTGTTAATCTTAGATAACAACTATTGTGAGCGTGTTGAGGTTGAAGGTTTAGCTATCGAGTTTTCTTATGAGAACGCAAGCAACTTCCAACAAAACTTAGTAACTGCTCGTATTGAGTGTTACGAAGACGTAAACTTAATGCAAACAGGTTCTGCAATCTTCGCTGATTTCGGAAACGTAGCTTAATTTTAAGTTTTACTATAAAATTACCCTCGCTCTAAAAAGGCGGGGGTTTTTTATTTATATTATTGTAAATTTGTAAAAAAGGAAATATGTACAATTTCGTAATAGATTACACACAGGCAGACTTAGGCACAATTACTGAACCTGTAACGGTTGCAGAAGCAAAGCAATATTGCCGTGTTGACAATAACGTTGAAGACGGCTTGTTTGCTGAATTAATAACGCAATCAAGATTAGCGGTTGAAAAGGCTGCCAATATCAGCATAACTCCTAAGACGATTACTTTGTGGTTTACTAATAGCGCAGGTAACTTCCAATTACCATTTGGTCCTATGACTTCATTTACTAGTCTTACAGACGCAAACGGTAACATATTAGGGACTAACGTTTACAACTTAGTAGGCGGTCAATACCCTAACGTTCAAAGACCATTATGGGCTGATTTAAAGGCTATTTATACTACGGGAATGACAACAGTACCTAAGGAACTTAAAATCGCTATTTTGGACCAAATTAACTATGGTTACGAGAATAGAGGAATGGATGTTGATGATATGGGCGTTTGTGAGAAAACTTGGCGTGTATGTCAAAGATGGACTAGAACTTCACCAATACTTTAATAATGAGAATAGGCTTACATAAGGACAATTACGTTGATGCTAACTCAATGACTAGGCGTGTTGACGTTTACGCTCCGACTAGAACAAGCGACGGCGAAGGTGGGTTTACTACTACCTTTACTAAGGTTGCTACCGTTTGGGGGGATTATAGACCTCAGCCACAAAATAGAACGGTGCAAGAAAGCCAATTAGCATTTAATCGTTTTGCTAAAATGTTTATACGTTGGGATTTATCTATTAACGATAATTACCAATTTGAGGTTGAGGGTCAACGATTTACAATCCACTCTATTAAAGACGTGGATAATGCGCATAGATTTTGGGAAATTGAAATGTACGCATAATGGCTGCAATTACAATAGACATAAAGGGGATTAATGAAACTTTAGCCAAGTTTAATAAGTTTGAAAAAAACGTTAAAGCTGGTATAAAGAATGAGGTTGCGTCTTCGGTATTGAATATATATTCAGATGCTAAAAAATTAGCACCTGCAAATTTAGGTACATTAAGAGGATCAATATTTAAAGACGAAGTTTCTAAATCTGAAAACGTCTTTATGTTTACGGTTGGCGCAAAGGCTTCTTACGCTCCTTATATTGAATTTGGAACGGGTGGTAAGGTTTCAGTTCCTAGTGGATATGCTGACTACGCTATGCAGTTTAAAGGCAAAACGGGTGGCAAATTTATTGATATGGTTAAGGCTTTGGCTGAGTGGGTATCTAGGAAAGGTATAACAGGAACTTATAGCGTTAAAACGCAAAGAAGAACGGGTTCAATGTCAACGCAAGGCAAACAAAATATGTCTACTGCTTACGCAATAGCAATAAGCATATTAAGAAAAGGGTTAAGACCTCAGCCGTTTTTAATACCTGCATTTGAAGCCGAAAAGCCTAAGTTAATTAGTAAAATACAAAATGTAATAAAGAATGCTAAATCCTAATATAGAAATAAAGAAATGGTTTGTTACTAACGTAGCTTCAGCAAGTGGACTGCCCGTTTACGACGGTATGGCTCCCGATAACGACCTAAACGAATATATTATCTTAGACGGTAGAACTTCAACCCAAGAACAAGGCAAAAGCGGGTACACAAACTCTAATACCATAATAGTTGACATTGTCACAAAAAATGCTAACTTTGGCTATAAACGTTCGGAAACTATATCTAATTTAATTTTAACTGCGATAAACTCCGATACTAAAATAACGTTACCAAGCGGGTGGGGTTCTACTAGCTTATACGTTGACAGTATTAGAAATTTAGACGGTTTAAATCCTTTAGATAACGTTTTTAGAACATTAATAACATATAATTTAACAATAACTCAAATTTAATAAAATGGCAGAAACTAAAGTATCAGCTAGGGACTATATCCTATTAGCAGACATAGACGGCGACGGAACATTTAAACCTGTTGCTTGTCTTACTTCAAACACTTTTACGTCTTCAAATAACGTAATCGACGCAACTTCAAAATGTGGTGACCAATTCCAACCTGGACCTTCATTTACACAATCTTTCAAAGGTGATGGTTTTGCAATCGACGAAACAGGAACTCCTAGTAAAGATTCTTACCAACAATTATACGCTGCACACGCTGCTAAAACAATCTTTGCAATGAAGATGGGTAAGGCGGTTCCAACTGCGGGGGATATTGTTTATAGCGGACAAGTTTTTGTATCTGCATTTGATATTAACGCTGCAGATAAAGATGATGTTAAGTTTACTGCTACTTTCACAGTTGCATTACCTCCATTAACACAAACTGAAACTGCATAATAAAAAACAACAACAACTATGTTCCAATTAAATTTAAACAACAAAACAATCCCTTTAAAATGGGGTACTTGGGCAATGCGTGAATTTTGCATAGAACGTGGAATAACAATAGACAAGTATTTCGAGTTATTGGGTAAAAGTCAATTCGATTTAGATTTAGTAGTTAAGATGTTCTACATTGGCTATAAGTCTGCTTGTATTAGCAACAAACAACCTATTGAATATACTGAAGTAGAGGTTTGTGATTGGATTGACGAGTTAGGCGGTATTTATCAACCTGAGGGGCAATTCTTTGAATTTATAAAGTATATCGTTTCACAAACGGTTACAACGGTTCAAGGCAATGCTAAGACGGAAGAAAAAAAAAAGTCTAACAAAACTAAGCTGGGATGATATTCTAGTTAAGGCTGCTGAATGTAATATACGCCCAAGCGAATTTTGGGAAATGACTTGGAAGGAGTTTTCCATTATCGTAATGGGGAACGAAAAGAGGGAGTTAAACGAATGGGCGAGGACTAGAAACCTCGCCTATATTGTATATTTAAGTAGCACTAGCGAAAAGACGCCTAAATCATTGAAATCGTTTTGGCATATACCTGCGATTGACGACATAGAGGAAGAGCAAGAAGAAAAGAAAATGATAACTGACGACGAATTGGCAAGGACTTTAAAATTATACGGAGTAAACTAAATAAGATGGCTAACGAGAATTTAGAAATTAATATAGGTGCCAATACCCAAGACCTACAAGCTGGGTTAAACCAGGCTAGTCAATCAATAAATAATTTTGGTAATGCAGTAAATAGAGCGGCAAAGCCAACGGCAGATGCTACTAACGCTTTAACAAACTTATCTAGGGTTGCACAGGATGCTCCTTATGGGTTTATGGGTATTGCGAATAACCTTAACCCATTATTAGAATCGTTTCAAAGATTACAAAAGGAATCAGGCAGTGCGGGTAATGCTTTAAAATCTATTGCTTCAGGCTTAATGGGTCCAGCAGGTATTGGTCTTGCATTAGGTGCGGCTTCTTCTTTAGTAGTTGCTTTTGGTGATGATATTTCCGATTTTTTTAATGAATTAATTAGCGGGGAAGAAAATTTAAAATCTTATCAATCTTCTTTAGAGGGTATTGGTAGCGGGTTTACTAGCGCAGTTGAAAAAGTAGACAAAGTAGAAATAGCGTTTCAAGAATACCACAAAGGAATTTTAACAGGTAAAGAAGCATTAAAAGTTTACAATGACGAACTAGGTAAAAACTTTGGAATTAAAACAAATATAAACGAAGCAGAAAAAACTTTTAAAGATAAAACTGCCGCTTATATTGAGGCTTCTTTGCAAAGAGCATTAGCGGATAGCGCAAGTAAAAAGGCTGCGGAAGAATTATTAAAAGTAAAATTATTAGAAAAAACAGGTCCTAAAAATACTATTGCAGATTATTTAGTAGGACTTGGGCAAGGAAGTTTAAATCAAGAAACATTACAAAAGGCTGCAAAATCAAGATTAGATAAGCAAATTAGTGATGGACAAAAAATAGTAAATGACTTTAGACAAATAGCTTATGATGCCGAAGCTGTTGCAGATTTATATGAAAAAGGATTTAATTTTAATTTAAAGCCAGGAGGTGGCAAAAAACCTGGTCAACGTGGAGTAGATGATGAGTGGAGTGCTTCAATGAAGGCTGCTATTAAGGAAGCAGAAGAAATGATAAGAGAATATCAATCAATTACTAAACCTTCAAAGTCATTAAATAGACGTGCCATTTTTGTTGAAAACGAATTACCTGAAAGAGAAGACTTAACTAAAAAGAAACTTGACAAAGATCTTCCAGTAGCATTAAAACTTTATGAAGCAAATGTTGCTAAATTAGACAAACAAATTGCACAAGCTAGGTCTAATGCGGAAGAATTTGCGGGTGTTTTATCAAGTGGTATTACTAACGGTATTATGAGTATGTGGGACGCCTTAGAGAATGGCGAAAATGCTTTAGAGGCATTTGGCAACTTCCTTAAAGATATGGTTAAGCAATTAGCCGCTGCGGTTATTCAAGCTATATTATTTCAATCGATAATGTCAGCGTTAGGATTTGGTGGTGCTAGTGCAGGTGGTGTAGGTGGTGGTATTGTCGGAGGTCTTGGTAAAATACTTGGATTTGCAGATGGTGCGGTTGTTACTCAGCCAACACTTGCAATGGTGGGTGAAGGAGGGCAAAGCGAAGCGGTTATGCCTTTAAACAAATTAGGTAATATGATGAATAGCACCTTTAATGCTGGAGCAATGAGTGGACAAGGTGGAGGTGGAAATGGTCAATTTGTGTTAAAAGGTAACGATTTAGTGTTAGCTTTGCAAAGGTCAAATTATTCCCTTAACCTAAGACGTGGTGCATAATGGCATATAACAATAAATACAAAATATCAGTAGCTACTCAATCGGGTGCTACTTCTTACTTATACTTATTAGAAGATGGTTACGCAGGAAGTTTAATTGAATATCCTGCTATTAGTCTTCAATTACAATACATCCCAAGAAGCGACAACTTATACGAACCTATCATAGTAAGTCAATTAAGCGTAATTATAGACGTTACAGATAACGTAAATAATATGCCAGACTTTTCTACTTTAAACGATAGAAAGTATTTAGTAAAGTTATATAGTGATTCGGATTTAGAATGGCAAGGATGGTCTATTAGTGATAGCGTTTCTTTCTCATTTAGTACGGGTAGAAAAGAACTTAATTTTAACGCAGTAGACGGATTTGGTATGTTAGAAAACATTCCTTACACATTCCCAAATGATTATACGTTAACGGATAGGAAAACTTGCCTTAGTTATGTTTTAAATTCTTTAGCTGCTATTCAATTCCCAACGGGGTTAAATTTAATTAGTGGCATTAGCTTTTATGCTGAAGGGATGACAAATAGAGGGACAAGTGCAAGTGCAGAGCCTTTGGCACAATCTTATATTAATTTAGCTACCTTCTTAGACGACAATTTAACGCCTGATAACTGTTTAGCTATTTTAACTAAAATAGTTTCAGGGTTTGGTGCTAAGTTATTCCAAGCGAGTGGGAAGTGGTATATTGTTCCATTTACTCAGTTCGCACAAAATTCTTATTACTTTACTGAATACAACGCAAGTGGCACAGTAGTTACAAGTGGCACTAAATCTTTAACGGGAGAAATACAAGGTTTTACGGGAAATACAAGCGGACTTTACTTTGTAGACAATAGTCAAGTAAAACTTATTAGAAAAGGTTATAATAAGATTAACTTCCAAAAACAAGTTGAATTTCCTAATAACTATATTACTAACTGGGATTTAAAGAAATATACTACAACAGGTATAAATAAAAATACTGCTTTTAGTTGGACACAAACATTTACTTCACCAGGAACGCTATCGCAGATTTATGTAAAAGAGTATGCGCAACAAGCTACTAACTCTTTCATATTAGATTGTGACGAAAGTTTTATTTCTATTAAGCCAAACAATTTACCACAATTAGGTATAAACGAAACGGCAAAAATATCATTTAATTTTGCGGGTGCTAGTGTTCCCCCGAGCGGTCCCGATGCTTTGTTTATAATTAAAATATTAGTTACTGCTTCAGGTGGTGGTGGAACATATTACATAGCAGAATCGGGTAAATGGGCAAATATTGGAACTGACTATTTTTACGAACCTTTTGATGTAAACAATACAACATTAGACTTTAGCATTGATTTACCACCTTCGCCTATTTCGGGTCAATTATCATTTGAAATTATATTGACGGGTAATACGGCTACATATTGGAAAAGAACAATACCTGCTGCTGAAATACAAGGGTTTCAATTAGAGGTGCAACCTTCTTTTATGTCTTTAAATACACAGGCATACATAACAGATTCAAAAGAATACGTTTTAGACATAGACTTGCCATTAGGATTTAATGATAGTCAAGACGGGTATTTTTCTTATAAAGGATTTTTAAGCAATTCTGCAGGATTAAACTTAAAAAATTGGTATCGTTACGAATATTTAACAGACGTTTATAGATCATTAAGTGAATTAGTAATAAAGCAATATTCTAACTGTTTAAATAAAAACGTAATTAATATAGACGCTTCTTTTACAGGGATGCAAACTATTAATGGTCGTTTAAGTGGAGCAATGAGAATTACGGCAACAGATACCGACCCTGCACAAATTAACGTAAGTGCTAAAAAATACATTATTGCAAACTCTACATTTGATTTGCCATATAATGTAATACAAGCTACCCTATTGGATATTAATAATACCAATATTACAAGCACGGTAACTACAACTTATAATAATAACAATAATACAACTAACGGAGTAGTAAGCTATGGCAGATTACGTTCTACTGCTTATATGACTAAGGAAGAGGCGTACGCAGCACCATTTACTACAAACTTAGTTTACACTAGCGTTCCAGGTGTTCCTGCTATTGGCGACGTATTCTATGTAAATGATACTTTAGGTACTACGTTTAACGGTGCAAGTCTTTGGTGGAAGGTAATGGATACCGATACGGCGTTTAGTGCTTATAAAATTAGTGGCTCTGGGGTTATTCTCGAAACTTATGGTTAATTTTGACTTATGGCAAATAATATACAGGGAAAAAATATGATGTTGTACTCTACGCAGTACAATGCTAAATATTACTTTAACGGGGGAATAAATTCTACTGTAATAGGTGGGGTTACTTACAAGCAATTAGGAAGCACAGATAACGTAGCACCTTGGGTTATTATTAACCGCACGGGCGATGGCTTAGTCGCTGGGTTTATTACTAATGTAGGATACCCAAATACTACGAGCATTTCGGCTTCTACTTGGACATTTAACAACTACATAGCGTTGTATCAAGGGATAGCAGGTACTCCTCAATTTTACATTAAGGTTTCTAAATATAACGGAACGGCTTTAACAACCATTGCTACTTCAGCAAACGTAAATATTATTCAATCGGGGAATACTTTATACACTACAAACGTTTCTATCCCAGCTACGTCTTTAGCAATTAGCGATAGAATTGTGGTTGAAATATACGCAGTAAACATAGGCGAAAGACTAATAGAATGGTATACACAGGGAAGTTCGGTAAATACGGCATTAACTAACCTTCCTGTTGACGTTCCTTTTGCTTGTTCTACTAACTGTACTTTTGATGTGCAAGTAGGACAAAAAGAGGTTACTAGCCAAAGTTCTGCGTGGTATCAAGAATTTAAAATAGATGTGGCTACTTGGTCTATTTCGTGCGACGGTTTAATAACCTTAAATAATTTCGGCTATTTAAACTTCTTAGAAATACAAAAGAATAGAACGCCAATACAAGTAAAGTTTGTTATTGATAACGGCACGGAAGGCTTAGTTATTATTAACGGGACTTGTAATTTAGCTAGTTTCCAAATGAGCGCACCATTTAAAGATATTGGTACTTATTCGGTTACTTTACAAGGTACGGGTGCTTATGGTACTTCAGGAACTTCAGTTAACCCAAGCGGTACGGTATTAATAGGCGGTAACGTATTTAATAAGCAATATGTGGCAGCGGGTGCAGAAACATTTATCACTTGGACAGATATGATAGGCAAAACTTGTCTTTACGTTTCAAGGGGTGGTGTTGATGTTAGAGAAATCGTTTCGGGTACCCCAACGGGTGAGCAAGTAGGTTGGAACTCTAATACAGGTGTTCTTACATTTGCAAGGGCATTAGAAAGTGATGAATTTGTTCGAGGTTTATTCCAATAAAAAATATTTAAAATGAGTAATCAATTACAGATAACGGGTGGAGCAAAAGTTAGAAATTTAAACGGGGTTATTACAGGTACTACGGGCGTTCTTGGTTCGGTTCCTTTAGGAGCGGCTAACGGAGTAGCGACCTTAGATAGTAGTGGTAAAGTTCCCGTTTCTCAATTACCCGCTTCGGTAGTTACTTATTTGGGTACTTGGAACGCTGCGACTAACACTCCTACTTTGGTAAACGGCACGGGTGATCCTGGCGATTTATATATTTGTAATGTAGCGGGAACGGTTAACTTCGGTGCTGGTCCTATTTCTTTTGTAGTGGGCGATTGGGTTTTATACGGTAGCGGAACTTGGCAAAAATCAAGTGGACAAAACGGAACGGTAACTTCGGTAGCGGTTACTGAAACGGGTGATGCGTTAACAATAACAGGTTCTCCGATTACAACGGCGGGAACTATTAATATAGGCTTTGCGGGTACTTCTGCTCAATATGTAGCGGGTAATGGTTCTTTGATTACTTTCCCTTCTTTAACGGGTTATGTGCCTTATACGGGTGCAACGGGTGCGGTTAACTTAGGTGCTTATGATTTAACGGTTCAAGGATTAACAATAGGCAAAGGTGCAAGTTCTTTAGCTAATAATACTGCTTTAGGTTATGGTACTTTATTTCATATTAATACTGGGAATTATAATACTGCGGTGGGGTATGAATCTTTACACAATACTACAACAGGACAATACAATACTGCTTTAGGTCAATCTTCTTTATTTACAAATACAACAGGAAGTCAAAACACGGCTTTAGGTTTAAATGCTTTATTGTATAATACAACGGGTGGAAGTAACGTAGTAGTCGGGGTTGATGCTTTACAACATAATACAACGGGCAGTTCAAATACTGTTTTAGGTTACAATGCGGGTTCGCATATCACAGGAGGTTCTACTCCAAATACAACTGCTTCAAATAGCGTTTATATTGGTAGAGACTCAAAAGCAAAATTAGATGGCGGAACAAATGAAATAGTAATAGGATACAATGCAATCGGTAACGGTAGCAATACTGCAACCTTTGGTAATACTTCTACAACGGCTAACTACTTTACAGGTTCAATAAATGCGGGTTCGTTTATAAAAAGTGGTGGAACTTCAAGTCAATATTTAATGGCAGATGGTTCTGTAAGTACAGGTCCTGATTTAACGGGTTATGTAACACTAGCAACTACCCAAACAATTACAGGGACTAAAACATTTAATGCTACAACTACTGCTTCAAAAATTAGAATTGATAATACGCTTTTATCAGAAGGAACAACGGTAGCTTTTAAACAATACGAATCAGGTGCACTTGGCGAAACAGGTTACACCTCTTTAGCTGCGCAAGGTTCTAATTTATTCTATATTAACTGGGGAGGCACAAAGGCTGCTATTTTAGATTCGGTTAACCTAAGTACTTTTAGAACTTACACATTGCCGAACGCAGATGGCACTTTGGCTTTGACTAGTCAATTAACAAGTGGAACTGTTACAAGTGTTGGGTTATCTTCTGCGACTAGCGGGGTAACTATTGGTTC